GGGCGAAACGAGCGCGGAATTTCGTTAGCGGTAGACCGCTATAAGGGGTTGATGTAATTGTCACTTTACAGAAGATCGCTGCACACCTGGACCTCACCATCGAGGGCGCCCGGCTGTTTTGCCATGCCGAAGGTGTCGAGTGGCGCAAGAAAACGCTCGACGAGATCCGGATTTCCTACGTGCGCCGGCTGCGCGAGGAAGCGTCAGGCCGATCGTTCGGGCTCACAGCCGAGCGCGCGCGTCACGCGGCAGCGCAGGCCAACAAGCTCGAGATGGATCTTGCCGAGGCGCGCGGCGAGCTCGTGCGCGTTGATGATGTGCTGACGACATGGGCCGGGCATATCGGGACGGTGAGGCAGGCGCTGCTGGGGTTACCGAGCAAGGCGGCGGGGATGATCGCGCCGGCCGGCAAGACCGCGCAGGCGGAGGCGACGCTGCGGCGATTGATCAAGGAAACGCTGGTGGAGCTGGCGTCTGATGGACGGCCTCGCAAACGGAAAGGAAATGCTCGCCGAGGCGGTCAAGATGTGGAGCCCGCCACCAGATCTCACCGTAAGCGAGTGGGCTGATGCACATCGCTACTTGTCGCCGGAGTCTTCGGCCGAGCCGGGAAGGTGGAGGACCGAGCGCACGCCGTATCTGCGCGAGCCGATGGACGCGGTCACGGATCCCGCGGTGCGCGAGGTGGTGATGATGGTCGGCTCCCAGGTCGGGAAGACGGAAGCGATCAACAACGTGGCCGGGTATTTCATTTCTCAGGACCCAAGTCCCATCCTGGTGATCCAGCCGACGCTCACCATGGCGAAAACGTGGAGCGAGGACAGATTCGCGCCAATGTTGCGGGATTCCGACGTCTTTCACGGGCTGATCAAGGATCCTCGATCAAGAGACTCGGGAAATACGGTCTTTCACAAGACTTTTCCGGGCGGTCATATCACCGTGACAGGGGCTAATTCTGCGGCGGGTTTAGCGTCGCGGCCGATCCGGGTGTTGCTGTTCGATGAGGTCGATCGCTATCCGCCGAGCGCTGGGACTGAGGGCGATCCGGTGACGCTCGCGCGTAAGCGCACGGCGACGTTCTGGAATCGCAAGGTCATCATGGTGAGCTCGCCGACGCGCAAGGATGCCTCGCGGATCTCGCAGGCGCACGAGCGAAGCGACAAGCGCGAATATCTGGTCGCCTGCACGCACTGCGGTTTTGAGCAAGTGCTGCGCTGGTCTCACGTGCGATGGACCGATGGCGATCCTGAAACGGCGCACCTGGTCTGCCAGGACTGCGGCGTTGTGCTCGAAGAGTCGGACCGTCACGAGATGATCAAGCGCGGACGGTGGCGCGCAACGGCTCCATTTCGCGGCGTGGCGGGGTTCTGGATGTCGGGGTTGTATTCGCCCTGGCAGAGGCTCGCGGACATCGTGAGCGAATTTCTGGCGGCCAAGGGTTACCCGGAAACGCTGATGGCGTTCACCAACACCACTCTGGCGGAGTTGTGGGACGACGGCGGGGAGAAGGCGCAACCGGATGCGCTGGCGGCGCGCGCGGAATCGTATCCGCTGGGCTTCGTTCCCGCCGGCGGGCTCCTCTTGGTGGCTGGCGTCGACGTGCAGCATGACCGCTTGGCAGTGACGATCGCGGCATATGGCGCGCGCGAGGAGTGCTGGATCGTCGGCTGGGATGAGCTCTACGGCAACCCGGCAACGGCGGAGCTGTGGCAGCGCCTGGACGATCACCTCGAGCTGGAATTCACGCACGAAAGCGGCGGGAAGGTGCGCGTCTCGGCAATCGCGGTCGACGAGGGCGACGGGGTGACGACGGGGTACGTGCGGGACTACTGCCGAGCGAAGCACGCGCGGGCCATCCCGCGGATCAATTGCAAGGGTGCATCGCATGCGGTCAAGAAGCTCTTGGGCAAGTCTGACGGCAAGAAGCGCGAGGCGAAGCCGTGGATGGTCGACGTCGGGACGATCAAGGGGATGCTGCTACCGCGCCTCAAGATGGCCGATCCGATCATGGTGCACTTCTCGACCGAGCTGCCGGCGGACTATTACGCGCAGTTGACGAGCGAGTCGCTGGTGCGGCGCCTGGTGCGAGGCTTTCCGAAACTGGAGTGGAAGAAAGACCCGAAGGTGAACAATGAAGGGCTGGATACGCTGGTGCTCTCCTATGCGGCCGGGTTGTTCGTCGGGCTGAAGTCGATGAATTGGGAGCGGCTGCGTAAGCATGTGGAGTCAAGCAAGGCGCAGGCGCCGGTTGTTGTGCCGCTGGACGCCATTCAACCGATGCAGAAACTGATTGCGAGGCCGCCGCAAAGGGGCGGGTGGGTGAGGGGGTATCGCAGATGAGTAGACGACGCATAACTAACAATTCGCTGATGGAAATTGAAGCGCGGATAACAACCGACGACGGAGAGCAACTACTGCTGGCGCGCGAGATTTTCACTGCGCAATTGAGCAGGAAATTGCCATCTGTCGAACCGTTAAGGCTTGCGTCTGAATCGTGAACGTCAAATCCATCGTCGATCGCGTGCTGCAACTGAGCGAGGAATACGCGACGCACGAGCCGCAGCAGCGCGTGTTGCTCATTCACCAGAAGGTCGGCGCGGAGTACGGTGGGCTCACGGTGTACGTGCCGAAGCGCTTAGCGAGACCTTCAGGCGGATTCGTCGGCGCGGCACGGATGGGGCCGGCGAGTGACGTGCGCGACGTGATGCGTGACCATGGCGTGTCGTTACGGACGGCCTGGAGGTGGGTGCGCGGGCGCTGACGCCTTCTTCTGCTCCACCGCCTGGCGGATTCTGGCCAACACTTCCTCCTGTGGAACGTGGGACTGATACGCCTTATCCCCGTCCCACATGTTCTCCTTGATACCAACCTCATCGACCTGGGAACGCTCCCACTCGGCGAGGACTGCGGCCTGATACGCCCGGCGGTAGCGGTAGTATTTCCATGCTGTGGCGATGAGCACAACCACGCCGATACACACGACCGTCCCGATCGACCAGCGCCAGAACGGCACGCATATTCCCGCTGACGGGTTGTGGCTGAAGCAGTAGTCGAAGTATTGCCACCAAGGGGCAAATGACTCAGGCATGGCACCTCCCCGCGCCAGGCGATCAGCCACATTGTGCCATTTTTGACTATTTTTGGCACAACGGTATGAATATCGTCGCGGTCCATGGCTGCGACCATACCGCTTACCGAACCTGCAAGCGTTACCGCCGGGGATCGGTGGCAGTGGGACCGCGAAGACTTGTCGGACTATCCGGCGAGTTCGTGGACGCTGAGCTATGCCCTGACGAAGGTCGACAAGCTCATCACCCTCACCGCCACGGCGAACGGTGACTATCACCGGATCGACGTGACCGCGGTAGTGACCGCGGACTATCCGGCGGGCAAGTATCACTGGCAGGCGTACGTCACCAACGGCAGCGATCGGAGATCGATCGGCGCCGGCACGCTCGAGATCAAGCCGAACCTGGCCCTGCAGACGCAGGGCTATGACGCGCGCTCGTTCGCCGAGCAGCGCGTCGACCAACTCGAGAAGGCATTGATGGCCCGTGATCCCGCAATCGCGGCCTACACCGTCGCCGGCCGCACGGTGCAATACCACTCAATGCAGGATATCCGGGAAGACCTGGACTACTGGCGCTCGCGGCTCGTGCAGGAAAAGGCGAGCGTGACGGGCGCGAAACGACTGATGGTGAGGCTATGAACCTGAGACTGCGATGCAAGGCGGGGCAACGGCTGCAAGTGCTGGACGAGAACGGCAACGAAGTGAGCGGCGTGATGTCGGTGTCCTTTCGGGCTGACGGCAAGAATCCAGTTCCGGTTGTCACGATCGAATGCCGTGCGGAGATCATCGTGGATGCTGCAGCGAACGTCGCGGATGCTGTAGCGACGCCTGAAAAGACGCGCCGCGCCGGCCCGCCAGCAGCGAATCCGACCGAATGACCCTCGCCGGCCGATTGCGCGGTGCGTGGAACGCGTTGGCGGGAAAACCGCCGCGTCGGCGCATCCGCAATTCCGCCTTTCCGGCCGCCGAGCTCGGGCGCCTGACCTCGAGCTGGACGACGGATCCCGGCGCGGTCAACCGGTGGCTGCGCTACGAGCTGCGCACGCTCCGCGCGCGCTCCCGCATGCTGGCCCGCGGGGATGCCTACGGCGCGCGGTACGTCGCGGCCTGCGTGAACAACATCGCCGGGCCGACTCCGTTCGGACTGCAAGTCAAGGCGAAGTTCAAGGAAAACGGCCTACCGAACCAGTCCGCCAACGCGGCAATCGAGAACGCGTGGATCGATCGGTGCATGCCGGGCGCGCTGGACGTGACCGGGCGGCTTTCGATGAGCGAGCTGCACCGGTTGACCATTCGAACGCTCGCGCGCGACGGTGAGGCGCTGTGGCGCAAATACCAGGGCGGCGAGTGGGGCTTGCAAGGGCGCATCCAGGTGCTCGATGTGGATCGCCTGGACGAACAGAGAAATGAGAGCCTGCCAAACGGCTCGATCAAGATGGGCGTCGAGCTCGACCGCTTCGCAAAGCCGATCGCCTATCACATCCTGCGCGAGCATCCCGGAGAGATCGGCGAATGGTCGCGCGGTCAAGAGCGAGCCTCCGAGCGGGTGCCTGCCGAGATGGTTCGGCATATCTTCGTTCCCGATTGGCCAGAACAGGTTCGCGGGATTCCTTGGATGCATGCCGCGATGTTGCGGCTGTGGAACCTCGGCGCCTTCGAAGAGGCGGCCGTGATCAATGCGCGCGTCGGCGCGTCCAAGATCGCGACGATCGAGACTCCGGATGGCGATGTGCCTGACGGGCTTGTCACCGGCACAGAATCCTCCGGCAACCTGCTCTCCGATATCGAGCCAGGGCAATACTGGACGCTCCCGACCGGATCCAAGCTCGGATCGTTCGATCCGAAATTCCCTGATGAGAGCGTGGGACCGTTCATTCAAGCGTGCCTGCGTGGTGCGGCCGCGGCCGTGTCGATGTCCTATCACTCGTTTGCGAACGATCCCGGCGAAGTGAACTACTCGACCGCGCGGGTTGCGCTGCTCGATGAGCGCGACATGTGGTCGGCGCTGCAGCAGTGGTACATCGACCACGTCTGTCAGCCTGATTTCGTCGAATGGATGTCGGGAGCGATTATCGATGGCGCTTTGGCGCCGGCCTATTTCACGCACCGCAACTCGGTGCGCTGGCAGCCGAAGCGCTGGGCGTGGATCGATCCCGAGAAGGAAGTCAACGCCAAGAAAACCGCGCTGGAGATTCGCTTGACCTCGCGCACGCGTGAGGCGTCGGCGAACGGCGAGGACATTGAGGAAATTTTCGACGAACAAGCCTATGAGCAGGATTTGGCGAAGGCAAAGGGCATCGTGCTCGAGCCGGCCAAGCCTGCGAGCGGGGCCAACGGGGGCGCCACAAATGGACGGCCTACCGCTGATCAAGGCACAGAATCTAACGCGTGAAGCGCTCTTAAGGGAGATCCGCGGCAAGACGCAACACGCGGAGGCTTCGATTGATCGTGCCGGCATCGACCGCGAGGCGCGCACCGCCAAGCTCGCCTGGTGCTCGGAAGATCCGTACGAGCGCTGGTGGGGCATCGAGGTTCTCGACACATCGCCCAAGGCGGTGCGCATGGGCCGGTTGCGCAATGGCGCCGCGCTCCTGCTGGGCCACGATACTGACAAGCAAATCGGGGTGATCGAGTCGGCATCGCTCGACAAAGACAAGAAGGGACGCGCACTCGCGCGCTTCAGCAGATCAGCTCTCGGTGAGGAGATTTTCGCCGATGTGACTGACGGCATCCGGCAGAAGGTTTCGGTCGGATACCGGATTCACGACCTAGTCCTCGTCAAGAAAGAGGGCGACGTCTCAACCTACCGCGTCACCGATTGGGAACCGTTCGAGCTTTCGATCGTGTCGGTTCCTGCGGATGACACCGTCGGCGTTGGCCGAGGTCTCAGCGGTCAGCCTGAAAAGGCTAAGGCAATGAAGGAAGAGCAAAGCCGGGCCGCGGAAAGCTCGGAAACCAATCCGGATCCGTCGGCGGACGTAGCAGCACAGCATCAGCGCTCCGAAGCATCGGTTTCGCAATCGGTGCAAGAGCAAATCGCAGAACGCAATCGCATCATCCTCGAAATTGGCGATCAGTGGAAAGCGTACGGCGGGCAGCAACTCGCTCGCGACGCGATCGGCAATGCCAAGATGACGGTCGACGCGTTCCGCAAGATCGTCCTTGATGAAGTCTCCAAAAAGCAGGCGGCAATCGCGCCGACCGAAACCGGGCGCCTGGCGGCCGACGAGCAGCATCCCGAGTTCCAGCGCGGCGGAAACCCCGCCGGGTACGGAATGGGCGCTCGCGAGATGCTTGCGGCGACGTCACTTCGCGCCTTCCGCGGCATCGGCAAGATCATGCGAATGGAAGATCACGAAGTCGCGTATCGCGCCGGCATGTGGCTCATGGGCGCGGTGCACGGCAACGGCAAGGCGATGCGCTGGTGCAAAGAGCATGGCGTCAAGCTCCTGCAGGGCGATCGGAATCAGTTGTTTTACGATGAGCGGTCCATGACCGAAGGCGTTTTCACCTCCGCCGGCTGGCTGGTGCCCGTGGAGATGGAAGCCGCGATCATCGCGAACCGCGAGGAGTTCGGTGTTGCCCGGCGCATCTGCAACGTGATCCCGATGACCTCGGCGAGCACGAGCATCCCGCGCATCACGTCGGACACAACCGCGTACTTCGTCGGTGAAGGCGCGAGTGCAACGCCATCAGACCCGGCCGGCGATCAGGTCACGCTGACGCTCAAGGACTTGATGGTGCACACCAACATCGGCAAGTCGACCGCGATGGATACGGTCGTCTCCCTTGCCGAGCTGGTGGCCCGCGAGCAGGCGCGCTCGTTCGCCGTGAAGGAAGACCAATGCCTGGTCATCGGCGATGGGACCAGCACCTACGGCGGCATGATGGGCGTCAAGACGCTGCTCGACAATACCGCATACAGCGCGGGCAAGGTCGACGCAGTCTCGGGTCACGATCTGATGTCCGAGATCGATATCACCGACATCACGAGCCTGATCGCGGTCCTGCCGGTTTATGCCCGCGCGGGTTCGAGGTTCCTGGTGTCCGGTGTGTTCGATGCGCTGGTCTTCGGGCGGGTGAAGTTGAACGCAGGCGGCAACACGGTGCAAACCGTGCAGGGTCGGATCGTCGAAGGTGAATTCGCTGGATTCCCGATCACGCTCGCGCACCACATGCCGACGTCGACCTCGACCATCAACGATTCAACGATGGCAATCCTCGGAAACTTCAACCTCGGCGTCGCGTTTGGCAGCGGCTCGGGGATGATGATGACCGTCGATCCGTACACGCTCGCGCACCAGAATCTCACTCGCATCATCACGAGCGAGCGTATCGACATCAATCCTCATGGCGTCGCCAAGAGCACGACCGCCGGCCAGCAAGGGCCGATCGTCGGACTCTGGGGCAACACCTAATCCACTATGACCCGCGCTTCGCCGGATGACATGCCCGGCGGGGCGCCAGGATAGGAGATTTACGCATGTTTCCTCAAAGCAAGGCAGTCGTGTTCCTGCAAACCACGCAGGAAACAAACGGCGGAACGATCACGAGTCAGAACCTCGATTGTCAGGGGTTCGATTTCGTGACGATCGATGTCGTGCAGACGACCTCGAACAATGTCACCAACAACCCTAGCACGTTGAAGCTGCAGCAATCCGATACCACGGATGCAACCAACTTCGCGGATCTGTCGGGCGCTGTTGGCGATACGGATTTCACGATCCCGCAGGTCGGCACCAACACGTCCACGATCAGCTCGTACAAGTTCAACGTCGATATGCGTCACCGCAAGCGCTACCTGCGCCTGCTCGTGACGCCGATCACGACGCAGAGCTTCACTGCGGTCGCGAATCTGTTCCGGGGCGAGCGTTCTGCGTCGAATGCGACGGACGCGAACGTTTCGGTACTCGTGGGTTTGTAAAAAGGATCCTCCTCCACGCAAGTGGATTTCGCCGGCGCGCTTTCGGGTGCGTCGGCATTTTCTGAAACCTGCACCAAGGTGCCAAGTGAAATTGAATTTAGGATCTGGCGACATCGTGATTCCAGGCTACGAAAACCTCGATGCTAAATTTGGAAGTGAGATCTTCCCGCTCCCCTATGACGACGGGACGATTGAGGAGATCCGCGCGAGTCATGTGCTGGAACACTTTCCACACGGACAGACCGAGCGTGTCCTCAAAGACTGGGTGCGTGCGCTCATGCCAGGCGGCTTACTCAAAGTGGCCGTGCCGGATTTCCCAAGCCTGATTCAGAAGTATCAGTCGCGCGAGCAATACCCGACGCATGCCGTCCTGATGGGCGGGCAGTCGGATGAGCGAGATTTCCACAAGGCCATTTTCGATTTCGAGCAGCTCGCGCACTTGATGCGCAACGCTGGTCTCGTAGCGATCAACGCGTGGGATTCAGAGGTTGATGACTGCGCGAAATTGCCGATCAGCCTAAACCTCTGTGGCCACAAGCGCCCGGAGAAGTGGCCGAACGTCTCGGCCATTATGAGCGTGCCGCGGCTTGGTTTCATGGACAACTTCTTCTGCGCATTCGAGGCGCTGAACCCGCTGCGCATCAATCTGCGCAAGGTGACCGGCGCATTCTGGGGGCAATGCCTCGAGCGCGGTTTCGAGATGATCGTCGGTGACGATGCACCGGAATTCATTCTCACGCTGGATTACGACACGGTCTTCACGCGCAACGACGTCGAGGACATGCTCGCGCTGATGATCGCGAATCCGGGCGTGGACGCACTAGCGCCAGTTCAGGCATCCCGCAGCAAGAACGCGCCGCTCTTTGTTGTCGCCGGCGCGGACGGGAAAGGTGTTGCGATCGTGCGCAGCGACTACTTCGATGCGCCATGCGCTGATGTCGTGACGGCGAACTTCGGCTGCACGCTGATTCGCGCGAGTGCACTCAAAGATCTGCCGAAGCCATGGTTCCATTCAAAGCCAGATGCGCAAGGGTCCTGGCACAACGGGCACGTCGACGACGACATCTTCTTCTGGCATCGCTTCAAGGAAGCCGGCAAGCGACTGTGTATCGCCTCACGCGTGGCCGTCGGACACATGGAGTTGATGGTCCGATGGCCCGATGCACAGATGCAAGCGATTCACCAGCATCACAGCGAATGGTCTGAGCTCGGAAAGCCCGAGGGCGTATGGCACTGAGACATCAACCGCGGCCGATGAAGGCTTTCCGCGTTCGCGTCGCGTATGGTCCTTATGTGAAAGGCCAGATCATCCAGCCGACCGGAATGTATCGGCAGCTCCTCCTCTCGCGGCAGTTGATCGAGGAGGTCAAGGACGAGCAGTTCGATGTCCCGCCGGAGCTCGACAACCGCGAGATCAGGCCATCGAAAACGCTGTTCAAGCGCGGCCAGGAAAAGCGCCGGTGAACGCAGCCGATACCGCGGCGATTTTCTCCACGGCCGATCATGGCGTGAAGGCGCGCGTGAATGGGGGCGCCGAGATCGATGTGATTTTCGATCGCGATGCGTCGATCACGCTAGGCGTTGATACGCACACCGCGGCGGTTACATGCGCGACCAGGCACGGGCTGAAAGCGAATGACTTCATCGTCATTGGCTCGAGCATTTACAAAACCGTCTCCCGCTTGTCGGGCGATAACGACGTTGAATCGTGGCAAGTGCAGGCACAGTAAGGAGCCGTCCATGTTGCTGAAGCGAATCTATGACAAAGAGAAGCTGGATCACATCGAACTTCGCCACACCGGCACGAGCGCGGAGCAGAATTTTTCCCGCCGGCTGGTCGAGGGGGCGGTGTCCGAGGGATGGATGACGCTATCCAGAGGCAAGATCATCCTGCACGCGAAGCCCGAGGATCTCACCTACACGATCAAGCGCGGCCCTGGTCACTACTGTCTCCACTGCGGCGAGAAGATCGAGAGCGATGCGCTCGGCGCGGCAGCTCGAGCGCACATGGCCGAGAAGCATGACGGCATGGAATCGCCCGACAGGCATTGGCCGGCCGGTTACATGGTGACGCACGCATTCGAGTGCGTTCTCGACGACAAGCAGCACGAGAAGTTCAAGGCGCTGCCGATGGGTGCAAAGAAAGGGAGCAAGTAGCCATGGCGAATATTGTCTTCAACATTTCCTTGGGTCGCGCGGCCGAGTTTTACAACAGGGTCGACTCAAATGACCCGTCAGCATCCGAGCTCGTCGTTTCCGTGCTCGCGACCTCGGGGATCGAGTCCGACGCCGTGCTGAAGGACAAGGACACGTTCTCGGCTGTGGTTTCCGGTGCCACGAACGAAGTCACGAATTCGGGCTATGCGGCGAAGGTGCTCGGCGATGCCGATCTGACCGCGTTCGCGCCGGACGACACGAACGATCGAGTCGACCTCGACATTCCTGATCAGACCTGGACCGCCGTTGCTGCGGGTGATGGTTGGAACGATATCGTCATCAGCTACGACCCAGTCGGATCGCAGACGACATCGGACATGATTCCGATGACGCTGCATGATTTTGTGGTCACGCCCGACGGAAGTGACATTACAGCTCAGATTGCCAGCGCCGGGTTTTTCAGGGCGAGCTAGGACACCTATGAATCTGTGCATTGAGTGCGACACCGAGATCAGCGCCAAGGCGACTCGCTGTCGTAAGTGTAACTGTCGACTTGTTCAACCGTTGGCGCCTGTTAGCAAGCCCTTGGGGCCGAGAGCGCTAACGGTCGCAGAACGACAAGCGAAATGGCGCGTAGAGCATCCAGGCCGCGCTCGTGGCGCGAATCGTCGCGCGAAGTCATCCATGCGCAAGCGCGTCGCCGAATACAAGGCCGAGAGAGGTTGCGAGGACTGCGGCATAACGGACGCGCGTTGCCTTGATTTGCACCATCGCGACGGCGAAGAAAAGGTCATGGCCGTCAGCGAGATGATGTACCGATCAAGTTGGAAGAAGGTCCAATCGGAAATGGACAAGTGCCGGGTGCTCTGCGCGAACTGCCATCGCATCGAGCACGCAGACGACTGCGAAGGCTCGGATATCACGGCTCAGAGTTGTCCGAGCGTCATAACCGCACAGGGGTGAACCTCATGGCCGGCATTTGGGATCGAATTATTCCTGGGGGTGAGAACGCGGACCGCTGCTCCGCGCACTTGCTGAAAGCGGCGATGCATCTCGCTGTGTACGGGGTGTTCACGAATCAACAGTTACTCAACGGCATCAATTCAAGACTTAGTGCGCCCCTGAGCAATGCCGCTGAGAACGATCTAGGCGCAATTCGTACCAGCATAGAAGCGATGACTGCCGTTAATCGCATCGTTGGTCTTGAACGGTTCGACGCCCTTAACATCAACGCGGAGATGGGCGTACTGACGAACGAGGCCACGTACCGGGCGCAATTAGGAATCTAACGTGGCGCAGTCTGTCGCTATCGCAACTGGCGCGCTTCAAGGAGTTGCGGGCAGTACCGACTTCACCGTTTCTGGATTCGGCACGCCTGCTGCTGCAATCGTTGTGTTTGGCGAAGCAAATTCGGGGTCGAACCCACAGGTCGATGGCGGGATGGGGATCGGCTTTTGGGACGGAACCACACAGAACGTCGCCCGCAACAACAACGTCGATGGGGGCGCAACGTCTGATGGGCTGCGAGCGCAGGTGAGCGGACTCATTGCGTATAGCTCGACCCTCGGCGCTGAATACACGATCAGCAATATCACTGACGGCGTGCGTATTACGCTGACATCCGGCGCTTCAAGCAGGGATCGATTTGCGACGGTCATGCTGTTCGCCGGGGTGTCTGCCAAAGCGGGCATGTTTACGCCGAACGCCACGCAGGACAGCACAGCGAGTTCCGCCTCGCTGGGGTTTGCCCCGAAGATCGTGTTCGTTACATGCGTAGGACTCGGTGGTGACGGGTCAGGAACGGACCATTCGATTCTGACGTTCGGCTTCGCCGATGCCACGATGAATCGGGGCATTTTGCGTTCATCGGAGCTTGCGATCTCGGACGAGAGTGCGACTATTTGGGCATCAGAAACACGCTGTTGCGGACAGTTGCTTGCGGGCGGACTGACGTGGGCGGGCGAGATCACGACGCTTGGAGCAGACACGTTCACCATGACCACGCGCGACGGTGGATCTGGCGGGGATACCGTCTTTTACCTTGCTCTTGGCGGCGCGGACTGTTCGTTTGATGTTGGCACGCTTACGACGCCGACCGCAACGGGTGATTCTGTCAACGCAACAGACACCTCCCCCGACGCTTTGCTGTTGATGCTCAGTACAGCAACTGGCACGACTGCGCACACGGATTCCGGTGCGAACGGTTCAATGGTTGGCATGGCGACCGACGCGAACGAATACGCCGTCGGGTATCAGGTTGAGGATGGCGCTGCGACGATGAATTGCAACAGCGCCTATTCATCGGCAGCGTGCCTTAACCTGGATTCATCGTCCGCTGGCTCGCTCACGCATATGTGTGATGCCACGGTCACGCTCAACTCAAACGACTTCACGCTGAACTACTCCGCGGTCGATGCGACGGCGCGTAAGGGTTGGTGGGTTGCGTTTGGCCCGCCTGCAGCACCAGTGCCGGCCCCGGAAGTGTTGCGCTCGACACAAGCAAGTCTCAGTTGGGAAAGGTGGAGCACATGGACGAGATAGACGCACTCAAGCTGAACGTCGCTGACATTCGCAAGCGCGTTGTGGCGAACGTGTCGGCGGCCGAAGCGAGCGAGAAGGCTGACGCCGCGAAGCAAGGGGAGAAGGTACGACCGGACGGAACGAAGGAAGCGCCTGTCGCGCGCGATCCATTCAAGAGTGTCGCGAACAACTTCCGTCGAGCGCTGATGCACATCGACGAGTTGGATGCCGATCTCACGCGCGCGCAGCGTGATCTCGCGATGTCGAAATTGGAGAACTAAAAGCTATGTCTCAATTCTCGGTCGGCGGCCGTGCCAGTATCGCAGGCACAACGGTGCGCGCAATTTTCTCGCTGTTCGCAAGCGCGTCGTTCGGCGCTCGCGTGCGCGCGATCTCGATCACGAACACCACGGCAGTCGCCGCGTGCTTCGCACTTCAGAAGTTCTCTGCGGCGACGAACGTCGGCTCTGGGCTCACGGAGAACGCACACGACATCAATCCCCCGCAGTGCACCGCATTCGCCGGCCACACTGGCGACGGCACGCTGACGGGCTCTCCGTTCCGGCAGATATCACTCGGCGCTGCGATCGGCTCGAACTACACCTGGGTCTTCGGCGGCGCGGGCATCCTGATCCCGATCGGCACCGCGAACGGAATCGGTGTGATCGTTCCGACAGGCACAGGGCAAGTCTGCGACTTCGATATCGAATGGGAAGAATGATACATGGCGATTGCCTACAAGTCCGCGGGAGCTGGCGCATCGACTGAAACGAGCGCCGCTGCACTCTCGCCTGCTTGTCCGGCGACCGTCGATGCGGGCGACGTACTAATCGCTCACGTTTTTTGGGAAGGAACGACGAGTGCCCCGAGCACTCCATCAGGATGGGAGCCTTTGACGGGTCCACACGTCATCGAGACGACGATCGCGCGTCACTGGATATTCGGGAAGATCGCGGACGGCAGCGAAGACGCAGCGGCAGTCGCGTTCGGTTCGCCTGCTGTCACGACGCAGCGCGCAGCGCGCGTCTACAGTTTCAGCGGATGGATCGACGGTGCGATCTCGGAACTGTGTGGAGGATTCTCGCATCAGTCGCACGCGACGGACCCGCAGATGCCGAGCGTGACGACTCCGCGCGCTGAAGCGCTCGCAGTCGCTTTCGCTGCGCAGAACGACGACAACGCGCACGCGAGCGCGACGGGAGAATCCGGGGGCGATTGGACGGAAGCAGTCGCGGAGTACACCGTCGCGCTCACTCCTGGTTTGACGATCTCTCTGCAAACCTGCACGCCAACAGCGAACCCTGGAACTGTGTCGGGCGGATCAATTTCGACGACCAACGACCCTTGCGGCGTGATCGGCTTCTACATTCAGGATCGACTCGGACTGCCGAACGTCGTTGCGGGTCCGCGTGCGATCGTCCGTCCGATGAATAGGTGGCATTCGTGAGCATCTATTCCAGATACACGCCGCGCTCGTACGGTTGGCCTGAACGTCGTCAGGTTTCGCGCGCTGTCTACGGTCTCACGCCGACGGCGGCGCTAACCGCAACCGTCGAGCAGGTCACAGAAACAGATCTCGCGCAGTCGATTGCGGTCGCACCGAAGATTCGGCTGGTCGGTCAGGTCACCGAGACCGATGTCGCGCAGGCCATCACGCCTCTCAAGACCCGTAGCGTCGGGCAGGTTTCCGAGACAGACCTCGCCCAAGCAATAACAGCGCGTAAGACTCAAACGATCACGCAGGTCACGGAAACCGACCTCGCGCAAGCGATTACGTGGTCACCGAAGGCTCGCCTGGTTGCGCAGGCGAATGAAACAGATCTCGCGCAGGCGATCACTTCCTCGAAGGTGCGCTCGATCGGGCTTGTCAGTGAGACCGATCTTGCTCAAGCGATCACATGGGCGCCGAAGCATCGTCTAGTCGGGCTCGCGACCGAGACTGACGCAGCGCAAGCGCTGACCGCAGTCAAGTCCCGAACGCTCACGCAGTCTGCAGAGACGGACGCAGCGCAGGCAATCACGGCGCGGCGGACGCTTGCAATCGGGCTCTGCTCCGAGACGGACCTGGCGCAGGCGATATCGGTCAGCGTGGCCAACGCGCTTGGAGCCTGCACAGAAACGGACGCCGCGCAGGCCATCACCGCGCACAAGACGCGGGCGATTGCTCAGTCCTCAGAAACAGATGCCGCGCAGGGCGTCACGGCCCGAAAAGCCTATGCGCTCGGTCAGGCATCGGAAACAGATGCGGCTCAAGCGTTCACAGCACGCAAGACCAACGCGCTTGCACAGGCTTCGGAGACAGATGCTGCGCAAGCCATCACGCGCGGCGCGGCGATCGTCCTGCTCGACCAAGCGCAAGAGACCGACTCGGCTCAGTCGATCACCGCTCGGAAGACGAAGCAGATCGGACAAACAACCGAGACCGACGCCGCGCAGGCGATGACTGCGCGCAAGACTGCAGCCGTGGCGCAGGCGACGGAGACGGATCTCGCCCAAGGCATGACGGCGCTCAAGCGGAGCTCCGTCGCCCAGGCATCCGAGACTGACACCGCACAGGCCATAACGGCACGCAAGACTCTCGCCATCGGGCAACCGACCGAGACCGATCTCGCCCAAGGGATCACCGTGGTCATCTCCCATGTGATCCTGCTCAATCAGTCGTTCGAGACTGATGCATCGCAAGCGATCACTTGGACGCAGCGCCGGTTGCTGCAACAGGTCATCGAGACCGACGTCGCCCAGCTCATCAGCGTGCTCAAGCTCCGCTCGGTCGGTCAGGTGCTCGAGGCCGATCTCGCGCAGGCGTTCGCGGTGAGCAAGAGCATCAGCGTCGCGCAGGCGATTGAAACGGACATCGCGCAAGAGATTGCGGCCACTGGCGGGAGCTTCCTCATCCCGTTGTCGCATGTGCTCTACGCGAAACGCGGGTCCCGCATGCATGTCGCGGCCAAGGCATCCCGAACGCATGTCGTCGCCAAGGCGTCCCGATTGTTGAGGCCACATTAATGCGCGGCGAATTTGTCTGGAACGAGCAGCAGCAGATATTCGAGATCGAAAAGGATCCCGACGAGGATGCGCCGTTTTCGATTCATTGGTATGACGCACTCCGCGGCGCAGATCGTTACTGGACGCCACGCTCCTACTTTGTCCCTGGCGACACCGTCACGCCGCCGCGGGAGGCCATCAACGGACACCGGTATCGCTGCACGATCGGCGGACGCACGGGCGGATCGGCACCTGTTTGGCCGACCACTGGAACCAACACGGTCACGGACGGCGGTGTCACCTGGACGCGCATCGGGCTTGAAGACCGGATCGCGACGAGCACCTGGACCGTGGAAACCGGAATCGACGACGGCACGGACTCGATCGATGCCACGGAATGCGTCACGACGCTGCGGCTATCTGGCGGTACGCTCGGACGGGGCTACATCGTGACCAATGCGATCGTCACCGATGCGGGATACGACTTCAATCAGCGCTTTCGCGTGCTGATCAGGCAGAACTAGATGGCGCACGTTCGAAAACAGATCCGGGATGCCGTGTTGACGCTGATCACGAATCTCGCGTCGAGCGGCGGGCGGGCGTTCGCCGGGCGCGTGTCTCCGTATGCGGAGGACGAATTGCCGGCCGTGAACGTGCGCGTTGGTGACGAGACGATCACGCAGTCATCGATTCACTATCCCGCGGTTCTGCTGCGCGAGCTCGAGGTGTCGATCGAATCCGTCGTCAAGCTGACCGATCAAGCCGATGATGATCTCGACGCCATGGCGCTCGAGGTCGAGGGCGCCATCGCTGCCAGTTCGTCAACGGTCACGTTGAGCGGGTTGCTCAACTGCGCGCTGACGCCGACCGGTATCGTGGTCGAGCGCGAGGACCAGGGCGAGGTCCCGATAGGTCGCCTCACGCTTGCCTACAGGACGCAGTACGAAGTGATGAACAACGCGGCGGACACGGCGCTATGAACCCGGCGACGCGTGCGCTGCACGAGGCATTGATCAAGCTCGCCAAGGGTGTAATCACCGCTTGGGAGCGATGGGTAGAAGCGAAGGCGCAGGAAGGACGTAGCAGCACTACACGGTAGGTTTTTAACAGTCTCACCCGAGAGAGCACCAGGGCCTCGCCGTTCGGCAGAGCCCTCAAACGCCTCCTTGGAACTTTCAAGGAGAGCGTCATGGCATTTTCAAAGTGGAGCAATGTTCAAGTAGCAATCGGCACTCTCGGGACCGCGGTTCCGATCAATACGTTGAGCAAAGCAAATCCAGGTCTGGTCGAGTACACCGGCACAGACCCGGCGACTGGCGACTATGTCGCGTTGACCAGCATTCTCGGGATGGTCCAGGTCAACAATCGGATTTTCCGTGTTGGCAACGAGGACACCGTCGGCGACGACTTCGAACTCGAGTCAGAAGATACGACCCTTTACGACACGTTCGTCAGCGGCAATTTTCAGCCCGTCACCTTTGGAACGTCGCTGTCGGTGGCCGCCGGCGTAGCGGTCAGCGGCGGTGACTTCGCGTTCCTGGATACCACAACCATCCACGACACGCAGCAAACGCAGATCCCTGGCCTGGCGGCCGCGACGGCGTTCACGTTCGATTGCTTCTGGGATCCGAGCGATGCCGGCTTGGCTGCGCTGGTTGCGGCCAGCAACGCGCAGGCACAGCGCGCGCTGCGTCTCACGTTCGCCAATGCCTACAAGTACCTGCTCCTCGGGTACGTGGGCGCGACGTTGAGCCCGACCGGTAACGCGCAGGAGATGGTCAAAACCTCCGTGGTGTTCACGGCATTTGGACGTTCGAAGACCTACACGACATAAAGGAGTTGCATGACTGATGATCAACTAGCGCAGCGCATCGCGCAGGCGAGGGAGTACGAGCGCACGATCAAAGCGATGACCTTCCGCCTGCGCATCCCGACTCGAAATGAGATGCGGGTCATGTGGGCGGAAGCGCGCGACGGTGGCGGTGACGCGGCATTGAGGATCGCTGCGTCATTCACCATCCTGCGGACCTCGCTTCTATCTGTGCGCGGGGCTACCACGGCGGATTTGAAGTTGCCGGGGGATGTGGAGCCGCTTCCGTCGACCCTCGCGTCAGCGCTTGCGCTGGTTGATCACCGGGACGATCTGGCAATGGAACTGAACGACGAGCTTCTGGAAAAAATGCGCGTCCGAAATGAGGAGCTCGAGGCCGACGAAAAAAACTGAACGAACGCATCCACTTTGATTTGGTTGAAGAGGGTGCGTTCCAGCAGGCGGGCTTCCTGATGCGTGACATCAGCAACCAAAGGCCGGTTTTGAACAACAGAGCGGCAGAGGCATGCGTCATATGGGGGCAGTTGGGCGGATGGTTTCCCGAACGACTGCCGCTCGTGGCTGCCGCTTTCGGAATTGTCTACTGGGACGGATTGATCGATCGGCTGCTCGTCATTCGAGCGGCGATCGAAGCAGCTCGAGCGGAGCTTAGTTAGTGGCACAACCGAAACTAGAACTGACGGCAGTCGACCAGACGCGAGCGGCGTTCGCTTCCGTTGCAAAGAACTTGGACCAGCTCACGGTCAGGGTTCAGGCAACGGGCGCGCGCATCAAGGGCATCCTCGGTGCGAGCTTCGCCGGGATCTCGGGTGCGGTAGCGTTCACGGCGCTGACCGAGACGGCAAAGGAAGCAGAGCAGGCGAGCGCACGCGTCGCCGCGGTTCTGCGCGCGACCGGCCACGCCGCCGGCATTGCACAGAAGGAGATCGACGAGCTCGCCGAGTCGCTCGCCGAAACGACCCAGTTCGACGATGAGAGCATCCGCAACGCTGCATCGCAGTTGCTTGTGTTCAAGAATGTGCAGGGCGACACGTTCCGCGAGGCGTTGAAGCTGTCGGCCGACGTGGCCGCATTCTTTGGCGAGGACTTGCCAAGCGCTGCAGCCAAGCTCGGGCGCTCGCTCGAAGACCCAGAGACGGCTTTCGGGCTGTTGCGTCGAGCGGGCATTCTGCTCACGGAGCAGCAGAAGGACATGATCAAGGAGATGGCCGAGGCCGGCAACGTGGCCGGCGCTCAGGCCGTCATCATCGACAAGCTGAAGGGCGCGTTCGAAGGCACCGCCGCCGCGATCAACACCGGTATGACCAAGGCCACGGCCGACGCGAAGAAAGCGCTCGATGAATTCCTCGAGTCGCTCGGGCGCAGCGAAGCCGTTGGCGGGAGCTTCAAGAGAGGGCTGGAGGGCGTGAAAACGCTCCTCGTGCAAATGAAGGCGGCCGTGGAGGACGGACCCGCGGCGGTGCGCAACCTCGGATCGAGCTTGATTGGTTTCAGCGCCGATCTGCTCGGGAAAGTAAACCCTGCGCTCGGCGTGACGCTCGAGCTCATGTCGAAACTCGCCAAGGCCGAGGACGACAGGAAGCGCCGCTCTAGCGGCATCATTGGCGGCGGCCCGCTCGACCCCAAAGTCATCGAGGCTGCAGCGGCCGAACAGAAAGCCGCGCAGGAACGAGACGCTGCCTACGTCAAAGCGCGCGAGGCGGCAAAGAAGGCTGCCGAGGAGGCCAAGAAGGCATCGGCCGAGGCGCAGCGCGCGGCGAAGGCGGACCAGGAGCGGTTCACCAATGCGAAGCTGTCGTTAGAAGAGCAGGCCGCGGCGGTCGAAGACATCACCGAGTTTGAGAAGACCCGAATCGCGATTGAGCAAGGCAAGCTCGGGAAGACGGCGCAGGCGAACCGCGATCAACTGCTGGCGCTGGCCGCGAATATCGATCTGCTCCGCGATGAGAAGAAGGTCCGCGAGGAAATCGAGCGCGTCATCGAGGCACAGAACCGCGAAGACGCAGAGCGGAGCAGGACGGAGTCAGAACGCCGGGCGGCCGTGCGAGATTCGATCGTCGCCCTCATCGACCCGCTGGAGCAGTACCGCAAGAAGCTGGTCGCGGTACGCGAGGCTGCCGAGAAGGGCGACATCACGCCGGAGCAGCAACTCGAGGCCGAGTTCAAGATTCAGGAGTTGATCGACGAGGCGCTCAAGCTCGAAGCGCAAGTCGATAAGACCAAGTCGGTAGCCGAGGAGCTCGGCCTGACATTCGTATCGGCATTCGAGGACGCGGTCGTTGAGGGCGAGAAATTCCGCGACGTCGTCAGGGCGCTCGAGAAAGACATCATCCGGGTCTTGTCCCGCAAGTTCGTGACCGAGCCGTTGGCCAACAGCGCGGGCAAGTTCGCCGAAGAGCTCACCAAGGGCGGCAGTGGCGACTTCGTCAGCGACCTACTGAAAAAGACCGGTGAATTTTTCTCCGGCCTCTTCCGGGCAGAGGGCGGCCCGGTTGCGGCGGGATCTCCCTACATCGTCGGGGAGCGCGGCCCAGAGCTCTTCGTCCCGAAGGCGAGCGGCCATATCGTACCGAACACAGATCTGCTCACGAGCATCGCGTCCAGCACCAAGGCGCTGACCTCGATGTTCCGAGCTGAAGGCGGGCCCGTCGCCGCAAACTCCCCTTATATCGTTGGCGAGAAAGGGCCGGAGCTGTTTGTCCCGAAGGCGAGCGGGAACATCGTACCGAATAGCTCGCTTCTGACGAGCATCGCCTCGAGCGCTAAGGCGCTCACGGCCATGTTCCGCGCCACCGGCGGGCCGGTGACTGCGGGTGCTCCGTACATCGTCGGCGAAGAAGGCCCTGAGTTATTCGTGCCGGCCGCCAGTGGGAACGTCACGCCGACCCGAGAAACCCGGAGCGGCGGCAACCACATCAACATCACGATCAATGTTCCGCAAGGGATCCGCCACGACACGGCGGCGCAAGTCGCCGCATCCGTCGGCCGCGCGGTGCGAAGCGCGATGCGAAAGAACGGCTGATGGCCTTCATCGAGTCGCCGCGCTTCCCAGAGACCATCGGCTATCAATCGGCGGGCGGTCCAGTGTTTCGGACCTCGGTCGTTCCGACGATCTCCGGTCGTGAGTACAGAAACGCGAGATGGTCACAGTCGATGCATCGGTTTGACCTGGAGCATGCCGTCAAGACCGATACCCAGCTCACCGAACTGCAGACCTTCTTCGAGGCGGTCGGGCAGGGCCGCGCTCATATGTTCCGCTTCAAGTGGAAGCGGGACTATCAATTGCTGATCACGAATGGCGTGCTCGGGAATGGCGTCGCCGTTTCTGGAACGACCTACCAGATTCGGAAAAAGTACACGACAGGCTCGTCCACATACTATCGCGACATCAAGAAGCCGGTCATCACGCCGACGTTGCGCGTCTACAAGAACGCGGTCGAGGTCACGCAGGCGCCGGGCGCGGGAAACTTTCAATACGACTCGACGACCGGGATCGTCACGTTCGGCACAGCACCGACACCCGGCGATGCGCTCACCTGTACGGGTGAGTTTGACTTCCCGGTGCGCTTCGACACCGATGAATTCCTGGTGCGTGTGGTGGGGCCCGGCTCCTATGAAATCGACTCCTTGCCCCTGATCGAGCGGCGCGTATGAGCAAGACCATATCCGGCGCCTACGAGGCGCACCTCGCGCTCTACACCACGACGATCGCGACCTGCTGGAAAGTCACCCGGCGCGATGCTCAGGTGTTTGCCTTCACGGATCACATCGAAAATATAACGTTCGATGCCGTGACGTACTTGGCTGCAACTGCCTACACGGCATCTGCCATCGAGTCGAGCGCGGGGCTGAACGTCGACAACCTGGAGGTCAGCGGCTATCTCGATGCGGCCGCGATCACCGAGGAGGACTTGCTGGCCGGCAAGTGGGATTTTGCCGAGGTGCTGATTTTCGAGGTCAATTACAACGACCTCAGCATGGGCTCTATGAAGCTCCGCCGCGGCTGGCTCGGCGAAGTGAAGTCGACGGACGTGTCATTCATCGCGGAACTGCGCGGCATGATGCAGCGCCTTCAAGGGCTGATTGGGCGTGTCATCACGCCGGCCTGCAATGCGGACGTCTTCGATGCCCGGTGCGGACTCAGCACCGGTAGCGTCACGAACGGCTTGGTGTCCAGCACGATCACCGGTGCCGGCGCGACCAATAACGACGCCTTCTCGGACACGGCACTGACCGCGGCGACGGCATGGTTCGACTATGGTCTGGTCACCTTCACCGGCGGCTTGAATGACGGCCTTTCGATGGAAGTCGCGGCGTATACGCTCGGCTCTCCACCGACCGTCACACTCAAGCTGCCGATGCCGTTCCTGATTCAAGTCGGCGACACCTACGACATTCGCGCCGGCTGCGATAAGACGATCGCGACCTGTCGCGTCAAGTACAACAACGTGATCAACTTTCGCGGCTTTCCACATGTGCCAGGGCCGGGCCGGTTGGCGGGCGGAATATGACCGTCCAGTACATCGACCGCGCGCTCATCGTCGAGACGGCGAGGGCATACATTGGCACCCCATTCCGGCATCAGGGCCGGGTGCGTGGCGCCGGCATCGACTGCGCCGGCGTGCCGATCGGTGTTGCGTACGACCTCGGCGTCGTCGACGCGTGCATCACCGGCTACGATCGCCAGCCGAACGACACAGAATTCCGCGCGATCCTCGATCGCTACACGTTCGAGATTCCGTTCCAGGATGTGCTTCCTGCGGACATGCTGACGTTCGCCTTCCTGAAAGAGCAACACATCGCGATCGTCACGCAAGTAGACCCGATCTGCATTCTCCACGCATACGAGAGCGTAGGGCGGTGCGTCGAGCAACCGCTCGACAAAGTGTGGCTGCGACGCATGCGCGGATGCAGACGCTTCCCGTGGGCAGCTCCGATGCTGCTGGTCGCATAGATGGCAGTCCTCGCTCTCGGAGCGGTTGGCGCCGGAGCGGGAGCGCTTATCGGCGGATCGTTCCTTGGCGTATCTGCCGCGGCGTGGGGATGGCAGGCCGGCGTCTTCGCTGGCAATTATTTCTTCGGACCAAGGCCGCAAGATCAGCACACCGAAGGACCGCGCGCATCTGACACGCGAATCGTCAGTAACGCGTATGGCGAGATGGTGCCGATCGTGTTCGGCACCTATCCGGTGCAAGGGAAAGCCATATGGGCATCGGCCGTGCGCGAGGTGCCAAACACCACGACACAGCGCGTCGGTGGCAAGGGCACGCGCAAACAGACGGTTTCGAACACGACGTACTCCTACTTCGTCGATGTCGCGTATCTGCTGTGCGAAGGCGAGACCGGCGGGCTTCTCAGCGTCAAAGTCAACGGCGTCACGAAGTACGACGTGAGCACCGGGGCGAGCTCGCAGACGCTGGCGGCGTCGGCGATTCTCGCAGCGGCGCTGCGCTTCTACAGCGGGAGCGAAACACAGGAGCAGGATCCGCTGATCCTCGCGGCGGAAGGCCTTGAGACACCAGCTTATCGAGGCTATTCGATCTGCGTGATTGAAGGATGGGACATCACGGAGTACGGAGGCAAGCTGCCTTCGCACGTCGAATTCCTGGTCAGCCGCACCGGGAGTCAAGGCGATCTCGATGTCGTGACCGTTGCCGATCTGGGCGCGACCGATAGCTCGAGCTATGTCGTTCTCAGTCTGAACGGCGACATCTATGCCGGCGCGGACACATCGAGCCGAGCGAATCGCTGGAACTTCTACTCAGGCTCAAAGGTTGGCACATACGTTCCGCCGACATTCACGTACAACCCGGTCGGGTTAACAATCGAAGGCTACGCGGTTGCGGCAGGATTCGGCGGCGGGCTCACCGTGCTGCGTCCTGACGGAACGACACAAGCGTACACGGGCGGCTTCGCATTCATGGGCCAGGGCTCGTTCTCAAATTTCTATTCATCGGGATTGGCAGCGGAGAGCTCGAGCGTCTGGTGGGCGCGAGGCGATAGCGGAAGCAGCAATAGCTTCTTTCGAATTGCGGTAAACAACACTGCCTTCACACTTTCAGCGACGCAACTGACGGGCGTCTTCTGCTCGCAGATGGCTAAGAATGCGTGCGGCATTGCGGGCCGCGTATACATGCACGCGGCCGTTGATGGATCCTCGCAGAAGTATGTGTCCTATGTAGACACCGGATCGTCGTCGCTCGTGCAGCTCGTCGCGCTGACTGCAATCTCGGGCATTCTCGTCAGCGCGTCCGGCCACATCTGGGTCGGGCCAGCGAACAGCACCGCGGAACGGAAGACGATCCGCAAGTACGACCAGGACGGCACACTGCTCCTGACGGTGGACATCAACAACACCGAGGGGCTGACGTCAGGCTGGCATCCGTTCGAGGATCCCGCAGGTTTCATCTGGGCGATCGGGATCGAGTCCGGCAGCAACAAACGCGCGTTTCAGATCCACCCGACGACCGGTCTCATCATCGCGCGCTCCGAGCACCACGTCGGATTCATGCTCGGGTTCACCGAGGACGGCCGCTCGGTGATTTGGGATTCGTCGACAGGCAATGTTCTGCTGAAGGAAATAGAGCGCCTCGGGCGCGTGACCGGAGGATCGTATCCGCTAGATGACGCTGTCGGCGAGCTGCTCGAGCGCGTCGGCTTCTCCTCCGGCGATTACAACGTCTCCTCGCTGTCGAGCGATGATCTGTTGGGCTACGGGATCGGGCGCGTGAACTCCCTGCGCTCGATCATTGAGCCGCTCTTGCCGGCGTTTCGCTGGGATCTCATCGAGTCGGACTTCCTACTCAAGGCCGTCAAGCGTACCGGCACGGTTGCCGTGACGATCGACGAGGACGACCTCGGCGCCTATGAAGTGGGCAGCGAACCGCCTACCAAGATGATCTCGACGCGGTTGGTCGAAACGGATCTACCGCTCGAGGTGTTCGTCCAATACCAGGACGCAGACAACGACTACGAGCCCGGCACGGAATACGACCGACGCCTCATCGGCGCTTCATTGGAGCCGATGGTCATGCAGGTCCCGATGGTGATGACTAAGACCGGCGCCAAGCAGCTCGCCGAGACATCCCTGTATGACCGCTGGGTGTCGCGCATGCTGCATGAACTGACTCTCCCGAGAAAGTACGGAAAGATCGATCCGGGAGACGTGATCGGCGTCGGTGATCACACGCTGATGGTCCGCGAGATGAAGTCATCGGATGGCGTTCTCAGCCTCTCCTGCGTGGCCGATCGGGCGGCGGTTTATGAGCCGACCGGGATTGGCGCAGGGATCCCAGCGGCGCCGACGGGCGTCACTATGATCGGGCCGACGTTGCTGCGCCTGCTGGACATCCCGCTCCTGCGGGACGTTGACGACGGCATCGGCTTCTACGCCGTCGCTTCCGGCTATTACAACGGCTGGTCGGGCGCTGAGATCTGGAAATCGATCGACGGTGGCGTCACGTACCTGCGCACGGATTCGGTCATCACGCAGGCTGCGCCGATAGGCTCTGCGCTGACGGTTCTGGCGACGTGGACGGGCGGGAATTACTTCGACACCGTGAACAGCTTCGAAGTCCTGATGATGAACGACGAGGAGCTGAACAGTTCAACCGATGAACTCGTTCGCGCCGGAGCGAATCGCGCGTATTGCGGCAACGGAGAGCTGATCGGGTTCGTCGATGCGACTTTCATCTCGGCTCGACGTTATCGCGTGAGCCGATTGCTGCGAGGCGTGCAAGGGACCGAGCAGCACATGACGACGCATACCATCGGCGAGCTGTTCGCGGTGCTGTCGGTCGATAGCGCGATCCGCGTGAGCGTGCCGTCGTCCGAGATCGGTGCGAGCCGACTCTACAAGGCGGTGACGTTCGGCCAGGTCGTGACAGAAGCAACGCCGATCGCATTCACCCTCTCTGCTGTCGGACTCGAACCGCTCGCGCCTGTGCAAGTCACTGCGGGCAGGAACGCCGGCTCGAACTGGGACATTCTCATTAACTGGATGCATCGCCCGCGCATCAGCGGGGAATGGCGTGACTACGTCGATGTTCCGGTGGGAGAGGCAACGGCGTCCTATGAGGTCGACATCTGGGATTCGTCCTTCACAACGCTGAAGCGCACGCTGACATCGTCGACTGAGACGGTCACCTACACGAACGCGCAAATGACTACGGACTTCGGCAGCAGTCAAACGACCATTTACATCGACGTCTATCAACTATCCGCAACCGTCGCGCGCGGCTTCGCTGCGAGAAGGACGATCACCGTATGAGCGATCTCACCACAAAAATCACACAGATCACCGCAGCGCAGGCGCGCAAGGAAGAGACCGCCAACGCGAACTTCGGCAGCGTCTCGATCGCTTCGTGGTTCGGCAAGCTGCCCGCTTCGACAGGACTCACGTGGCATTACACCGGCGTCGATCGCTGGTACATCAACGGCACCGCGACCGTCAAGGCGAACACTTCGATCGCGCTCACCGGATCCAGTACACGCTATCTCTCGGCCGATCGCGCACTCGCGGTCACCGAGAATGCGACCGCGTTTCCCGCCGCGCAACTGGCGCTCTACGAGCTGACGACAAGCGGCAGCGCTGTCACTGGCGAGCTCGATCATCGCAACGCCAAGCATCAGGTGCGCTTCCTTTACGACCGGCAGACAAGCGCGATGGGGGATGCGAACAAGACGCTGACTTACGCACAGGCGATGGCCGACTCTCTCGAGCTGACGGGCGCTCTGACTGCGCTTCGCGATGTGATCGTGCCAGTCGTGCCGCGCTGCTACACCATTTACGCCAACACCAGCGGCGGATTCGGTGTGCGGGTGATCGCCGCAAGCGGGACTGGCATCACGATCGCAGATACCAAGCGTGCGATCGTTGAATTCGACGGAACCAATGTAGTACGGATTACGGCGGACGTCTGATGAACAACGTACTCGGCAACGGCACCATCTGCAAGCTCGGTCTGTCACTCGCGCCGGATGTGGCGATTCGCTGGGGCGGCGCGCTGTGGGAAGCATCCGGTGAGTTCGGCATCCGTGACCCGCATCATCAAGCGCTGTGGCTCTCGCTCATCATGCAATCGACATCCGGGCTGACGCGGTTCGAGGAGAACTTCACCGGATGGACCGCCGAGGACATGGCGCGCGCCTGGCCGACGCGCTATGCCGAGTATCCGCGGGACCCGAACATGGGACCGACGGAAGCCGCTCGGCGACTAGCGAACAACCCGCGCGAGTTGGCAAACCATCTCTATCACCAGCGCGCCGGCAACGAGGGGCCGGATGACGGCTGGACGTTTCGCCCGCGCTATACCTGCAACCTGACCGGCAAATGGATCTACAACCAGTGCTTCATGGCGATCGGCATCCCGAACCTGGACGACCCTGACGCGCTGCTCGCGGACATTCCCGGCATGGCGCGCGTTGGCGCATGGTACTGGCGCACGCGCTGCGAGCTCTCGGTGTCGATCTCCGGTGGCAGCTTGGATGCAGTTGCAGAGGCGTGGCTGATCGCAACCGCCGATCTGTTGCAGGTCAAAGAGTGGCACCGCAGGATCACCGAGGCGATGGGGGTGTGATGAGTGATGACCATGAAGATGCGGCGAAGATGGAACTGCTGCGGTCGTTCTACGTCCCGCGATCTGAATATGACGAGACGCATAGGAACGTGGAATTGCGGCTAAACGATCTGCGACGTGATGTCGATGGTTACGACCGCCGTGTAACGGTCGTCGAGAGCCGGATAAAAGATGCCGAGATTGAACAAAACATAGCCAAAGCGGAGCGCATCGGCTTGCTGGCAATCGCGCAAGCCTTGGAGCACGGCATCAGGACGATCGAGACGGAGATCATCACCACATCGGTGACCGTCCGTAAGATCGAGCACCTTCAGATGCTCGGCTGGGCGATCGTTGGCGTGCTCGTCGTTTGCGTGCTCATCAAGGTATGGTAGCGCCCCGCGATGAGCCGCGTTGCTCCGACTGCCGATTCTTCGCGCTCGAGGAGCTGGACTCTTACTGCGCGCATCCGGTCGTGTTCGATCAGACCGGCTTTGGGCAGGAGGTTCTGGTGATGCGTGCGCCTGGCGGATTGTGCGCAGGAGGGAAACTGTTCCGCGCGAAACCGGAGCGCCGCGGTGACTGAGGAGCAGCTCGATCGCCGCGAGACTGAACGTCGCCAAGGCGAGCGCCGAAGCCTGGGCTGGCGTTCGAAGTGGCAGGGCGTCGTGGCCGTGCTCGCCGCAGTCGGGTCGTTGATGATGCCGACCTATGACTTCCTCCAGAAGCAGGCGGCGCTCAAGTATCAGTTCGAGCTCGATCTGAAAAAGGCTGAGATCGAGCTGCTGCGCAAACAACTTGCGGAGCCGCCGAAATGAGCAACGACGGCATCGTGCTCCTGCAGCTCGCCGGCATCGTTCTGTGCCTCGTGGGCGTTTGCGTGCTGTGGTGGCTGTGGAGAAACCGATGACTCCGGTGCCGATGACTCTGACCTACGATCACCTGCGCGCCATCATGCCGCACGCGCCGCCGGACCTGTTTCGGTTCGTGACGCCGCTGAACATCGCGATGGATGAATTCGGTATCGACACCAACGTGCGCCGCGC